AGTTGATGGTAGGAGGGTTTTGTTTAGGATAGCTGAATTGTATCTATCTGCTAATCCTCTCACTAATACAAACTTATCGTTTTGTATTGTTACACCACTTATTCTTTTAAGTGCATCACCTACATTTCTGTCAGGTGTTTTTTTAATAAATTCTATGGATACACCATCAGAAACTACCGATGAATTTCGGATAGTTGTTATTACTGCTACTTCGGTAATTTTCTTACCCGCTGAACGAACTGTAACTGTTGTTAGTTTTTTTGAAAATAGAGTGTCTTGTGAAAATGATATAAATGGTAAGGATAAAAGGACAAATAAAAATACTCTCATAAACATATTAGGGTTTGTTTTCCCCAATAACTATGAGAGTATTTTAATTAAATATTAAGTATTAGATTAACTTTATGTTAACTATCCTAATTCTTCTTCCTTCTTAGGTTCTTCTGCTTTTTTACTAGTAAATTTATCCAAAGTATCTGCACCCATACCGATAGCAGTAATTACCATTACGGCATTTACTAATTCAGCGGCTGGTTTGAAATGGTCTTCGGAAAATGAATTAGCCAACATTGTACCACATAAGAATAACGCACCTACGAATGCGATTACTGGTTTTACGGAAATTGAACCCCTTTCATCTTTGAAAATTTCAATTGCCCACTCTTTAAATGTCATAATTACTCCCTTTATTTTTTTGTTATGATTACTTTTTATTTAATACCCTATTACCATTTTGGTGCATCTTCCTTAAACTCATCACCTTCTTTCTTTTTAGGTTTTGGTGCTGCTGCTGCAGGAGTTGCATTTTTTTCTTTGATAATTACAGTTTTAGTTCCACCACCTGCTGCTTGTTGTTGAGCCGGTATGTTAATGTTGATTGATTGTGGTTGAACCTGCTTATCACTATCTTTTGGTTTTTGTAAGTAGGACATTAAGAATGTACCACCACCCACTACCAATGTACTAACTGTACCTATAAGAGTTTTTTTCAAACCACTCATTGTACCATCATTATGTTTTTCGTTTTTAGCCATTGCAGCTTCTTCCGATGTCTTTGTTGTTTTTGTTGCCTTTGCCATATTATATTTTATTAAAGTCTGTTATTCCTAATTGATTTCCTTTATCATCAAACAATGCAATTCTATATGCAGATGATGGTAATGCTGATGTATATACTTTTAATATATTGTCACCAACTTTTACTTCACTTGTTGATTTAGATACTACTCTATTTGAGATATCGAATATTTTTATTGTTACCGTTTGTGCTGTTTCACTTTTAACATTCATTGCTACTTGTGATGTTACAAAGGGTGATTCTAATTTAATACCACTTACACTATTAATTGCCAATTCAGATGGTACTTGATTTATTATAGTTGGTATATCTACCTTTCTGCATCCGATAAATGTTATAGCTACCAATGCTATTAAAATTGTTTTTTTCATTTTACTTTACTATTATTGTTGTTTTACCTACTTTATTTTTACTCTCATCTTCCAATAACAAATATAAATATTTAATTTCTAGTGTATTAGTGTATATTTTCTTTTTATTTATTCCAATTTGTCCTTTAAATCTTTCTCTTGTCAAAACTTGGTTGGTTGTACTATCACCTATTGTTAGAGTATATACACCATTTTTAGTTAAATCAAATTGTATTTCTTGTCCGTTTTCAACACTACTTTGTGCAACACTAAATATTTTTACATTTTCAGGAGGTGGAGTTGGTATAACTTCTACCTTCTTACATGCGGCTAAACTTAAACACAATATGAATAATATTTTTTTCATTAAAATTGAAAGTTTGTTCCTACCATAAATAGAATTGGGTTACTCTTTTTATATCCAACCGATTCACTCAATTTATCCCAAGTTGTGTTATATCTGATGTTAGTATTCAATACAAATCTTTTAGTTATTTTCCAATCAATAGATGTACCATAATATAAGTCCAAATTGAAATCATCTACATACGCTAAATCCGATTCAGTACCATCTTTAAATACTTTATAAACATCACTCATTGCAAATATTTGTGGTGATACGTTTACTCTTTTTGTTTTTAGTGTATACGTGTACATCACCATACCTCTATAAGTAAGTTCAGATGATGCTGGCATTTGTGGATATATTAAATCTTTAAAATCACCGTTTTCGTCCACAGTATATTTTCCTTCCCATTCACCTTGATAAGTTCCCCAAAATGATTTTGATGCTGTTAAACTATAACCAAATGTCCCATATTTTTTTGTTCTAAACACATCTATAAACGATAGTGTAATATCTTTTTGGAAATCAAAATCAGTTGAGTAAAATGTTTGGATTGTAGTTGTTCTTTTTTCTGTGTTTCTACTAAGACCATAACCCACACCATAATAATTCCATATAGGATTTATTGATGCTGCAAATGAATGACCCCATTGACCATTTAAAGACGATTTATGGTATCCTAAATTAAGTGTAGTTGATATTTGCTTTCCAATAATTCCTACTGAAAGGTTTGATGATGAAAGAACATCTTTTGAAAAATTAACATAGGATTGTAATATACCCACATCGTTCCAATCATCACTTTCTCCAAATAATTCTTTTGGTGATAATTGTAATGTATCGGGTTTTTGTATCTGTGCGTTTGTAACAAATGTTGTCAAAATTAGTGACAAAACTAATAGTATTTTTTTCATTAGTTTAATCATTTAAGTATTGTTTACAAACATCACAACCACATTTTTCTCTTACCTTTTTCCAATCAATATCTCCACAAACATCTTCAAATCTATGATTTATTTCACGATGGTCGTGAATGTACCTTATTGCTTTATCGGTAAGTCCCATCCACATATCACATCTTGAAGCGTTGCCATCACCACCAGAACTATACATTCTTACCTCATTTTTATTACAATCTGAACAATGAAATATTATTCCGTCTCCGTTTTTCTTTGGCATAATTTTCTCCTTTTTATTTCATTCTAATTTTTAATGTTGTTCCTGCTTTATTAACTGCATCCATAAATCCAACCGAAACCAATCCCAATATATTATCCAATTTTGTTTTAGTTGTAAATGTAATTTTATATTCCGTTGTATTATTCAAAACACCACCATCGGTAATTAATGAACCAAAATTTACATATGTTCCTTTATCCGTTCCGTAGTTAGTTGGTGAACCTATTGTTTTATAAGATACATTCATAAACTTTAACAAACTATTATCATAATTTAAGTGTAATTGAGTTCCTACTAATTCTTGTTGTAGTGGGTCTATTGTAATATATGCATAAACACTATCACCCATTATTTCAGTTATGATTGATGCGTTGATTTCGTTTGATATTGATAAACTCATTGTTTTAATACCCATACTTCTAACCGAATTGCTTGCGGTTGTATTAATCACAGGTATTGCTGAATGTGAAAGGTTTACATCACCTCTCCAACTTACACTAACATTATATGTGTTATTAAGTGTTCCAGTATTTAAACTGAATGGATATAAACTTCTCGTTGAATTGAATTGTGTATTCCAATTTGATTTTGTAATCCCATCATATTCCGATTTACCATATAGTTTCATCAAATATGTTAGGGTTGAATATTGTGTAAGTGATTCTACACCTGTTAAGTGTTGTAATAATTTATATGTATCTGCTTCATTAAATAAACCATCACCCGTTACATCTGCGTTCATATACTGAATACCATATCCAAATTCATTACCTGTTTCATTGCCAAATAATCCACGATTTGATAATTCTTTAAATGCCAAATATACATCTGCAACACCAACGATACTACTATACAATGTGTTTAAATCCGTTTGATTAGTATATGATAAATCAATTCCATGTTGTTTGAATGCCAATATTGGTGAGAAAGTAAATTCGGCTCTAGTTCCATACCAACCATCTTGTAATCTTAATTGAGCTTGAAATGTTGATGAAGTTATTTTGGTTGTTAAATTACCAGGCATTACATATGTTTTCCACCAACCACTTACACTATAAACACTAACAGGCCCATCGTATATATCAAATAATTTAATTGATGTTATATCGTTTGGAGATACTCCTGTTCCATCAAATTCTCTTTCATCTATTAATAATTGATGCCCACCTAAATTTGCATCATATGGATTTATTATTGCCCATTCAACTTGTCCGGCCGCCGTTGTTGCTTTAATACCACCACCACTCACCTTTAAGGTATCTAAATCATTTGTAATATCCGTTTTACCTAATCCACTTATTGCTCTCAATGTATTAGTTGTTACACCCCATACATTGTTTACATATGTGTTTGCTTTTGCTGAAAATTTTGTTTCATCTACATTACCACCAAAGTCAAAATTGAATCGTGCAGTTAGGACTTCTCCGTTTGAGTGAGTTACTGAATTTGTATAAAACTCCGTAAAGGTTGCATCATCGGGGTTAGACCAAGTTCCATATTCAATTACATAAGCACAACTAAAATGATTTGGTAAGTCATTCCATTGAGAACCACCACCCCATTTAGTTACTGCGTAATCTTCATTACCACTATTATTTGGTTCACCACCTGCCCAATTATTATATTGACCAGGAATGTTTCCGTTTGTTTGTCCGTTATTTATTTTGATAAGAGTTCCCTTTTCAGGTCCTGCATCTATCGTCCATCTAGCTTCCTCTACTTCATCGGTTAGTGCAAACCAAATATTACCTTGAGGAACATTATTAAAAATAAAAGCATCTTCATCGGCAGAAGTGATTGTTACTAAATATCCGGTCTGTCCTTTGAATGTAGTTAATAACGATGCTGCTCTTGCATTTGTGTAAGTTGCACCGGTTGTTATTGGTCTATAAAAGTGTCCATTTACCCCATTGTAATAATATCCCGTTGGATTTATAGTTGTGGCTACTGATAAAGCAATATTACCCCTTACTGAACCTGTATTTACTTTTAGGGATGCTAATGCCGTATTAATATCAGCCATCGTTCCTGTAACCACTAATCGTGTTTTGTTACCACTTAAAGTGAATCCACTTGCGGCAGTTAAACCCGTTGTTGTGTTTAATACGAATGTTGTACCTGATGGTGGATTAACTAAACTGATTGATGCTAATAGTGTTGCAGTAGAACTAAATCCACTCAATACAAATCCACTTGCATCTTGTCCGGTAGTAGATTGTAAAAAAGATTTAGAGTCCGGAGCAGATACACTCTGTCCGAACCCTAAAAATGATATTAAAAGAAATAATGTAACTAATAGATGTTTCATTATTCTACTATTAGATTAATTTTTTTACCACTACCATCAACTGCGTCTGCTAGGACTGTATAGAATAAACCTGCCGTATTTGCTAATGTTTCTTTTGGAGTAAATGTTAATCTATATGGTGTACCTGTTTTAATTCTACCCGTTTTAACCTGGTCCATTGAACCAAATGTTAATCTGCCGGCGTTATTTGTTGAGAAATTTACAACATTTGCACCCGCATCAAAAGCAACATTATCAAAAGTTAATTTAGTATTATCATATTGTAAAATTACTTCTAAACCCGCCAATCCTTCTTTTGTTAAAGTTCCTGTTAATACAACTTTACCATTTGTAATTGTAGAGTTCAAACTTAATTTTGCAGTTTCTATTACTGATGTGTAACTCATATTTGCAACTGAAAATGATTTTATTACATTTTCATTACCGATTGAATTTGTATAATTACCCGTACTCACTCTACTTGCAATTGTGTCAGGATGAGATGAATGTGACCAATCCAAATCTCCACCCCATGCAAATACTGCATCTACCGCTTGTGTTGAGTTAGTTACATATACTCTATTTTTAGGAGTACCATCTAACCAACTTTGATTTAATAAACCACTATACCATCTTACCGATGTTGATGTTGATTTTGGTATCATTGCAATTGAGTCTGCATTTATACCCATTACATGTGCAAATATATTATATGAATCACTTTCACTAAATGTACTTTTACCTATTGTAATTAAACCAACTTTCTTTTCTAATACAGGTCTTGTAAAGTATGTCCCTGCACCAGTAATATCAGTTTGTGAAACACCTAAAAACGCTTTATATGCATCCGATACGGTCACAATGTTATTCATCCAACTCTTTTGAAATGCAGCTCCTACAAATACACCCAAACTATCACCAACTTTAATACCTGATGTAAATGTTGCTTCACCACTTGCATCCAATACTTTTTGTTGAATTGGTTGTTGTGTCCAATCTATATCACCACTACCATCTGATTTCAATTTCATCAATTGTATGCTATGGTCTGTGATTGAGTATCCAGATGGGAATAAAACTCTAACTTTGAATTGAGATGTATTACCACTTACATTTGATAAAGACATTGTACCTGGGTCAGTTGTAATTGGAGTAATGTATGCACTTGCTGCATCTACTGAATATGCTAAATCCAATTTATGTATGTTGGTATATTCACCCAAATCTTTGATTACATATTTTTGAGTTGCAATATCTCCGTTGATTGATGCATCGGTTCTTTGTATAGTCAATTGTCCTACATTCCAATCCGAATTAGCTGTGTAAGACCAAGGAGATGCTAGATATTGTGCATATAAATTTGTAGCAATTATGTTATTTGCGGTACTTGCTGTAAATCTATAAGATGTCCAACCGGTATAATATGTTTGAACCGATGTTCCTTGTGAGAATGTGGTTGAAACATATGCCAATGCTTTATTGTTGAATTGATATCTCAACCAAAAATATCTTGGTGTAGTTGTACCTCTTGCAACTGTATATTTTACTGAAATTGTGTCACCAACCTTTAAACCTGTTGTAGGTGTTACTGATTGGTTGATTGTTAATTGTGCGTTTACTGTCAATGTTAATAGGGATAGTATAATTATCCCTAACGTCATAAAGAATTTCTTCATTTTATTTTTCCTCAAATAGTTTGGTGATTAGTTTGTCACAACCTTTTTTAAGTGCATTACTTAAACTTGTTTGATTAAAACCACCACCTTCACCGATAATCAATGTACTCATTGATATTTCTGAGGAGGACTCTTCTACTATAACTACTTTGTCTTTCTTTCCTTCGGATTTAAGAATGCCACGTAAACGAATTACAACTTCTTCTTCTCCACTATGAAAAACCGATATGTTCTTTTTTGTTGTAAGAACATCTAAAAATATAATTTGAACTGATACTTTGTTTGGTGCTACCGAAGATAGATTATATCCTTTATCTTGTAGATATTCTTCTAAAATATTCTTAACACCAAATTCTAATTTACGATTTCCTGCTAACTTACCGATTTTTACTTCGTTTGTTACTGATTCAATTGTTACTTGCTTATCGGCATCATACCAAATGTTTTCAGGTGAATTTTTGAATGTACCGTCAATTCTCCATTCAATCCAATTTGCAACATCTCTTGTTATTTCAGTTTTACCTGCTAATTCCAAGTAGGTCATAGTAGCTGTGAATAACAACGCACATACAACCCATACAAGCGCTAGACTTATAAATCCTAGCGCGATTTTTTCGCCAATAGTTTGGCTTAAGTTTAATAACTTCGCTTTCATATATTTACCCCTTTATGCTAATAAATATATAAAAGTCTCGTCTAAACTAAATTTTTAATTTTAGTGAGGTTATTAATTTTTTATCAATACCATATTTTTCACACATACCTTTAATTTGCTCTTTACCTTCTTTGGTTGTGTATAGAATATCTAAGTATTCATTTGCGTGCTTTGTAGAGCAAGTATATTCTTTAACTACTAATTCAACTACCCAATCTTCATAATCATTTGCTCTCTTACCTTTAATATATTTTAGATAATACTTCTTTGGTGGAATCATATCACTAAAGAATTTATAAAAATATTCATTAGGTAGTGATTGAACATATGGTTGTACTTCTGCTATCCACTCTATCCAATCAGGATTCATAGATATATACCTTTGTATAATAAAATTACCAAAGGTCTTTTTATCATCATCAGAAATTTTCTTCCAATATTGTGGGTCTTGATACTCAGTCACAGCAGAGATATGGTCGAACAAACCTAATCTCTTTACTTCTTTATCCGGATTTTTTTTAATTTTTGTCATCTTCGGGTCTTAGTTCTTTTGGTAATAGGTCTTCAAACACTTCACCACATTCAATACATAGATAAATTTCAACAGGAGTGATTTCTGCTTTACCGGTCGAACTTGCTAATGCACTTGATTTTCTAAAGTGTAATCCTGGTGAGAAAAATTGTCCGCCACATTTGCATTCCATTGCAGTTGTTTTACTTAAATCCGGACCTGCCGAACTTTGTCCTAAATTACTTAAATCCATTGGTTGCATAACTATTTATTTTATCTGATTACCATTAATAAATCCATTTCTCTACATAAGAAATAATCTTTATCTCCTAATTTAATTTTTTGTACACTCATTTCACC